GTTTTGATTTAGCGGCACCAGGTTACTATTCCGGTACCATAACAATTCAGGAGGTGTAATTATGCTGAATTTATCAGTTGCCGGCATGCTGGAAAAAAGTCAGCTATCTAGCGATGGTGTATGGCTTTTACTGTTAGAAGTCGCCATTCCTGATTCTGACGAACCTATGCGTTTAATACGTAATAACGAAGACATTATCTGGAATGGCTATACCTGGACCGCGTTTAATTTTAAACTCGGCGACATCACAGAAGACAATAAGGGCAAACCGCAGTCCGTACCACTACAGATTTCGAACATCACGCAAACGGTCCAAGCTTACGTAGAGGATAATAACGGCTTGACTGGTACGACGGTAACACTGCGGGTGGTTCATTCCCAGCATTTGGACAATACTGCGCCTGAGCTGGAAGAAATCTTTACCGTGCAGTCAACAATCTGTGACAGCAAATGGATCACCTTTTATTTAGGGTGTGAAATATCGATTCAACGACGCTTTCCTCCCCGACGGGTGCTGAAGAGCTTCTGCGCCTGGCGCGATCAGTATAAGGGAATCGAGTGTGGCTATAACGGTTCTTTAGCGGAGTGCGACGGAACGCTGCAGTCCTGCCGCAACCGAGGCAATTCGGCCCGTTATGGCGGCGAGCCCAGTATCCCGGAAGGAGGCTTGTATGCCTAGTATGAATACAGCGAATATAACATTTACTGATCTCATCGGCTTGCCGTTTGTTGACGGCGGTCGGGACCCAACTACCGGTCTGGATTGCTGGGGATTGTCTACAGAAGTTTTCCGGCGTTACGGGGTGGATTTGCCAGACTATAAAATATCCTGTGAAGAGGCCAGTTTGATTCACAGTAAAGTAAATAAACAAAAACAATTTTGGCGCAGATGTGAAGGAGAAGTCCCCATACCTGCGCTGGTTGTTATCCGCTTTGCCGTATACTGTGACCATACTGGGGTTTACATCGGCCATGGTCGGTTTATCCATACCCGCAAAGGCATTGGTGTCAACATTGATCGCGTCGACAGTCCAGCCTGGGCGAAACGTATTGACGGATTCTATGTACCGGAGGTGATGGCATGATAACAATAACGATTCTGAAAAACCCGTTTGACCATAGCGAAAAAGAAATCTTTACCTTAGAATGTATTCCTGGTAAAACGGCGTTTGAGTATGTTCAGCCCTACATTATGGGGCTTGAGGAGTATGTTATCAGCCTTAATGGCAATGTTGTGGAGGATGCGAAAGCGCAGTTAGTAAATAGTGAAGACTGGCTGGCCATCTGTCCGGTCGTCGGCAAAAGCGGCAGTGATTGGTTTAGAGCTATTGGGACATTAGCAGTGGGGTACTATGCAAGTGTTTGGGGAAAGGCATTATTTCCTGGAAGTACTTTTTGGGCCCATATGGCGGCCGGAGCTATTACTGCTGTTGGTGGTACCCTCATCAATCACTGGTTCCCAGCGGCCAAAGCAGATCAGGTTGAAACCAAATCGTCCTACAATTGGGGCAATGCGCAATCCCAGACCGGTCAGGGCAATGCTCTGGCCGTTACGTATGGCACTATGCGGACAGCTGGCCAGGTACTTGCGCAGCATGTATCGAGTAATGATGAAGATCAGTATCTGAATATCCTATTGTGTGGCGGCGAAGGACCAATTGATAGCATCAGCGATATCCGCATTAACGATAATCCGATTTCTTACTATAAAAACGTAACCGTCGAAACCCGGTTGGGTGCCAATGATCAAACGGCGATCTCCAATTTTAACGATACCTATGACGATCAGTCTTTAGCCTACGAGCTGAATACCGACAGCACCTGGGCTACTCAACAAACGGAGGGTAACGCAGTGGAAGGCCTGGAAATCACGCTGCAGCTTCCCGGCGGTCTATACTATGCCAATGATAACGGCAGCCTAGGAAATGCTTCGGTTACAGTACAAGTGCAGTACCGCAAAGTTGGTGCTGCAGACTGGAATGATTTTACCATTGCCACGATTACGGCAGCGAAAAACACTGCCTTCTTCCGTACCTACCGCCTGGATAATCTTACTGCCGCTCAATATGAGGTAAGAGCCCAGTGTACAGCAAAAAGTGGTACGAGTACCCGGTACTCCACTCACGTGTATTGGACGCAATTATCGAGCATCATGTATGATGATTTTGCCCGTCCCGGCAAGGTGCTTATTGGTATCAAGGCGCTGGCCACCAGTCAGTTGAGTGGAGGCGCACCAGTTATAACTTGGCTGCAAACCCGCGATAAGGTTTGGGTATGGAATGCTGAAACAAATAAATATGAGCAAAAAGTAGCTACGAATCCGGCTTGGGCAGCTTATGATATGATTCACCGCTGCCGGCAGATCAAAAATATCCATACTGGCAACTACGAGTTTGTTGTTCAAGGTGCTCCGGCATCGCGGGCGGTGTATCAGGATTTCGTCAGGTGGGCGGCATTTTGTGATGATCGGAACCTAACTTTCAATTATATCTTCGATACGGCGAATGATCTTTGGACGCTGCTCCAGAAACCGGAAGGTGTCGGCCGGGGTAAGGTCATCATGCGGGGCACCAAGTTCGGCAGTGTCTGCGATGCACCCGGTGATCCGGTGCAGCTGTTCACGGTAGGCAATATCCTTACCGATAAATTCAAGGAAACCTTCGTCAGCCTGAAAGACCGGGCCAACGCAATTGAAGTTTCTTTCCCGAATAAAGAGAAAGCCTACGAGAAGGAAGTCATCACCGTTTACGCCGACGATTATGACCAGTCCACCGAACCTAACATCACCCAGATCACTTTGGATGGCATTACTACCGTAGAGCAGGCTTACCGGGAAGCTAAATACCGTTTGCGTCTCAACCAATATATGGTTCGGACGGTGGAACACAGCGCGGATATTGATGCTATTGCTTGTCAGATCAATGACGTAGTTCTTCTGACCCACGATGTGCCTCAGTGGGGAATTTCCGGACGGCTGCTGACTGCAACAGCCACGACGGTGCAACTGGACCGTAAGGTAACGCTGGAACCATATAAATCCTATGCTGTTGCAATTCAGATTACCAATCTGGCGGCAACGAAGAGCCAAGACGTCCAAAGTATTGTAACCGTCGGTGTACAGGGTGTAACGCAGGAAACTATCACCGATACTCTTACCCTTAGCAGTGCAATGTCTACAGTACCACTAAAATGGGATCTCTATAGCTTTGGCGAAACGAACAAAGTTGTTAAGCCCTTCCGGGTGCTCAACATCAGCCGGGATCAGGATCTTAGGCGTAAAATTACCTGCCTTGAGTATATCGAAGCGGTATATACTGAGGCAACGGATATACCGGAAATCAATTACAGCGAGCTGGATACCCTGCTTGAGGTTAGCAGTTTGAGCGTTGTCGAGGAAACCTATCGGCAGAAAGATGGTACCATGGTTTCCGATATTAATATCGCCTGGAGTATCCCGCGTACGAATAGTGCCATTAGAGGCTATAAAGTTTTGTATAGCGCAGACAATGGTGCTACCTGGACACAATGGTGCAGTGGAATAACGACACTGAGTACTGCCATCGTTGGCGTAAAAACAGGAACTATTTATTTGGTAAAGGTCTGTACCATCAATGACCTTGGCCTTGTATCCGCCGGAGTGAAAGCGCCTCTTTATATTACTGGTAAAGACCTTCCTCCTTCGGATGTTGCCAGCATATCCGTCTCAATTGATGCTACAGATTCAACGAAAATTAACCTGTCGTGGCCGGCGGTAGATGATATTGACCTGGCCGGGTACCGAATCCGGGAAGGTACAACGATTGTTGAAAACCTGGCTCAGATTACGACCTATACCTATACTGCGACAAAAAGCCGCGCGCACACCTTCTCCGTTACGGCTGTGGATAATTCGGGCAATGAGTCCAAGACTGCGGCTGTGGTAACTATACAGGTAACGGTAGAGCCGGCCAATGTTCAAGACTTTGTTGTGAGTCAGCGTCCGTCCGACCGCAGCTATGTTGACATGTCCTGGAGGGCAATCGTCGATACCAGTTTATCCCACTACGAAATCCGAATGGGAAGCGAAGACAATTGGAATTCAGCAACTGTGATTGCCACTCAGTTGAAAGCTACACGTTTTAGTTATCAATTAACCACAGAAGCCTATACGTATTTCTTTATCAAGGCGGTAAATGCTGGCGGATATTACAGCACAGCGGCAGGCGAAGCAGCTCTCCAAGTAGTCTTAAAGCCGGATGCTGTTACCAACCTTGCAGCCACTCAAAGCACAAAAGATAAAAGTATCGTCATAGTAACCTGGGATGCGGTAAGCGGGGAAGATATTGCCGGATATAAAGTAACGGTGGGGGACAGCAGCTATATCACGAAGGAGCTGACTTACAGTTATGAGGCGAGTGCAAATACCACGTATACGTTTACAGTACAATCGATAAATACAGCCGGATATTATTCGAAAACTACAAACTGCAGTATTACCATGACTATCTCGGCGATAGACGTTACCGGCTTTGCCGTCAGCCAATCTACGACTGATCGGACCAAGGTGATTTTGACGTGGGATACTCCGACAGAGCTGGACGTATCCTACTACATCATCAAGCTTGGGACGGCATGGGAAACGGCTGCAATCTTAGGCAGCCGGGTAACTGGTACAACATTTGAAACAAGGATAACAACAGAAACCGAACAATCGTTTTTAATTAAAGCAGTTACATTGGCTGGAAACGAGAGTCAGTATCCGGCAGAAGTCAGCGGTATATTTGCTCTTAATCCCGACCCGGTAACGGATATCGTTTTGTCCCAGTCGTCTGCTGATAAATCAGTGCTCAATATATCATGGACGGGTATCTTAGAGAGCGATCTAGCCTATTATGACGTGCGGGTGGGATCTTCATGGAACGATGCAGCGCAAATTATAACGACCCAGGAAACAAGCTGCACATACACTTTGAGCGCCAGCGGGTCGATAAAGATACTCATAAAATCAATGAACGTAGCCCAATTTTATTCCGACGAAACTACGGCAGTACTCTATTGTACGGTTGAGCCGGCAGCAGTAGCAAATTTCCGGGTGTACCAAAATGGTGAGTATGTAGAATTGTACTGGGATAAAGCGGCTGAGGCCGACGTGGTAAGTTACGAAATACGGGAAGGATCAAGTTTTAACACTGGCTCATTGGTAGTAACAGGGCAGACGACAACAAGCTATAAGTATATCGTTGATACGGAACGGAAGTACCAATATCACATGAAAGCAATTAACAAAAGCGGGTTTTATAGCCTATCGGCCACCAGCGGCAATGTGGTAGTGGACGATCTTCCATCAAGGAATGTAGTTGAGTCTTTCGATGAACTGTTGCTGCAGTCCGGAACCCACGCTAATACGGTTTTTGGCACATCACAGTACAAATTCAGTAATCTAGGCGGTAAATTTAGTGATTACCCAACGACGAAATTTAGTGCAATGGGTGGGGCAACCGTTCTTAAGTTAGGGATGAATGGTTCGTTGTATAATTCTTCCGGCACATATACCTGTAAACAGATCGACATCGGCCAAATTATCACAGCGAATATAACGGCTTATTTCGTTTCGACAGTGCTCTTAATGTCTGGGACTTCGGCTACGCTGCAGTATAGGACAAGCCTGGATAGCAGCACGTTTACAGATTGGCAGGACTTTAAGGCTGTGCAGGCAACCTTCCGCTATCTGGAGTTTCGGGCGTTATTGGCTACGACGGATACGACCAAAACACCGGAGGTTAATCATTTTACCATTTCAGTGGACGTGCCGGACACGGATTTAAGCTTAACGGCTACCATAGCCCCTGGAGGAACCACAATACAATATGGGCAGACATTTTATACGGTTCCTGTGGTAACTCCAACAGCAGTTGGGGAGAATTTATATGCACAGGTAATTTCTAAAACAACATCAAGTGTAACTCTTAAGGTTAAAGACTATTTAAATAAAGATATCGGTGGAACAGTAGATTTATTGATTAAAGGATATTAAATATTTTTGAGGAGTGATTATATGTCATACAATAGCAAACTACCTATGGATGATGAGTATATTGCGTCTGGTCCCGCGGACATTCGCGAAAATTTCCGGGCATTAAAGGAAGATCAAATCGTCAACGCAGGAACGTTGGCTGGTTTGCCGGCAGGTAACGCCAACGGTAATATCCCAAAATCCAATGGAATCGTAAATACCAATTTAAACGCAGACCTATTAGACGGGCATGAGGCAACTGATTTTGCCACAGCAAGCCACACTCATTCTGCGGCTACCACATCAACCTCTGGATTTATGAGTGCTGTTGATAAAACAAAGATGGACGGCATAGCCACTGGGGCCCAGGTTAACCAAAATGCCTTCGGCAATGTGGTGGTGGGCACCACAACCATTCAAGCGGATTCAGCGACCGACACGTTGACGTTGACTGCAGGAACAAATATTTCTCTTACTCCGGATGCCACAAATGACGCAGTAACGATTGCAGTATCGGGGACAGTACCCTCAGCTACTACAGCTGCCACTTGCTCCGGTAATGCAGCTACTGCTACCAAGTGGGCAACTGCCCGGACCTTAAGCTTTACTGGTGATGCCACAGGTTCTATGTCTGTAGACGGATCAGCTGCGGCTAACGCTGCGCTAACTCTTAAGTCTACCGGTGTAACTGCAGGAACCTATCGAAGTGTTACCGTTGATGCCCAAGGCAGAGTGACAGCCGGGGCGAACCCTACTAGTGAGTCTATTGATATAACAGGTAATGCAGCCACGGCTACTGCATGCGGTGGTGTGGGGACTACAGCGATTGACATATCAAATACTAATTTGAATTTAGCAACACGACCAACTGGTTTTTATCGAGGCTTAGCCATGACGAATGCTCCGAATACTGGCTGGTTCTATGTGGTTCATATATCCCATGATCTAGGGTCATGGATATATCAAGAAGCTATATCATACGGATCATCCAATACGGCCAATCTAGTATACACCAGATGCCTTGTTAATGGTGTTTGGTCGGCTTGGTCACAAGTAGCTCATATATCAGATATTGCCGCAAATGCAGTGAACTGGAACACATTAGGGAGTTTTTCAGGAAGTACTGCTGGAGCTTTCTATCCAGGAATCTCGGTAGGACCATCGGCCTATGGTTCTGGTACGGTAACAGTTAGTGCTTTAACCCAAGCTAAAGGGATTGCTGCGGGGACGTATGCCCTTAGTACTGTTATCCAAGGCCTCGTGACTTTGAGCCACTCACACTCAAGCGCAGCTATTGCTGCGACTGGCACCGCAAGCAACTGCAATTGCAACTGTGATTGTAGTGGTGGTTCTTGCTTTATTGCTGGAACTCTTATCTTAATGGAAGATTGGAGTCTGAGAAAGATAGAGGATTTGGTAGTTGGGGACAGAGTGAGAGGGTTAACTGGAGTAAATACCATAATTAAACCTTATCAAAATACCCTTGGCAATAAGCGTTCTATAATGACCTTTAATGATAATTCTTTGTGTTGGACAGGGGAACATTTAATGTGGATTAAAACAGCTGATGATGAGTTTTTTGGTACTTGTGATTTTAATCATCATTTAAGAGAAAAAAATCCAATGCGATTCCCTGCATTTAAAGGTTATACGTTGTCAGAAAGAGAAGCGATTGTCATTTGTGAGCCCGTTCAATTTGCACACATAAGCGGTTGGGTAGTAGATGAACCAATTGTAAACAGAACGTATGGGGATAATACAAAAGTTTTTAGCGCTATAGTAGATGGTGATCATACATTCATAGCGAACGGATATGTTGTTGGCGGATTCGTACATGATGATGATTTTGACTACTCCAAAGCTAAATGGCAGAAATTATTATAACTAAAAAGGAGGTGTCTTTCGATAAATATTAAAACTTATTTTTTAACTTTGGGTAAGTCGTGTAATCTACAGTGTGTATATTGTCATCAAGGAGAAGATAAACCAATCTTCTCTCCTTGCAGAGAACAAGATCTGCCATCTCCAAATACAGTAGTTAAATACTTTTCTAAAGAGGGGAATTATAAGATAGTTCTATACGGTGGGGAACCGATGCTATATTGGGATTTTATAGTTCCTTTCGTTGAACTTATGAAGGAAAGAAACTCAAATGTGGTTTTTAATATGCCTACAAATGGAACGTTACTAACAGTAGAACGAGCAAAGAAGATTAATGAACTTGGAATAAGCGTAGGGCTATCACATGATGGCAAATATTTTGAGCAAACGCGAAAGACAAAAGACTTATTGATTGTAAATCCTGAACCATACTTAACGTTAGAAAAAAGGAATATAGGGGCTGTAGCCTCAAGGATTAATCCTGACTTTTATGATATTTGGGATTACTTTGAAGAGTTTAGGATTAAACACGGACTCCCCAATAAAGAGCATATCCATATTCAAGTTGTTAAAGATGTTGAAGGAAATACTCCTCATGAATTGTTAATTAATAATATGCCTGAGTATGAGTTGATGTTGGATAGAGTGTTTAGTAATCTTTATACTAATATAGTTACAGGTAATAGTGATTGTTATGAGTTTATGCAATACTTACCTTTAATTAAGACACTGAAGTGGAGGATGGAAAGTCCAGAAGTAAAAGGGGTGTGGTGTGGAGCTGATACACAAGTATGCCACTTGGATGTCTATGGAAATATGTTTCCTTGTCATAATGCTTCAAAGCCTTTTGGAAATAGAAAGGATATAGGTATTCATGCTGGTGGATATAATCCCTATATAAATGATGAAAAATGTATTAAGTGTAAGGCATATACAATATGCGGTGGTGGTTGCCCTATGGCATCTCCAGAAAACAGAAAATCTATGTGTTACACAATGTACCATCAAATATCTAGACTGATGAATATGTTAGAAAAATTAAAGGAGTTGAGTTAATTGGAAGTAGTTTTAATAACAAAGGGTGAATTTAACTATAAACAGCCGAAATGTTTTGATGTAACTTTTGATGAAAAAATTGAAAATGTAACAATAACAAGCATGGCAACGGACTTACTAAAAGATGAATATGTTGACAGTGATTATAAAGAAATATCATCTGTAACATTTTCCCTAGCTAGTGTAGAGACTATAAATCATTCTTATGCAATGTACTATGATAACTTAGGAAATCTAACTACGCCAATCGATAATACCAAATATATTACAAGGTCTAGGGATGGGTTTGGAGTACTGAAAGTTTTGTTTGGTATAAATGATACAAATCCAATTATGTATTTTAATACTAATGGGGAAAAGTTATGTATTCTTTCCTTTCTTCCAATAAGAACAGCTAATATGAGTTTCACTGTTCGTGCTATTGATGAACTACCAAATGCAGTATGGATTTCAGTTTTTGGAGAAAGTTTTTCCGCTAAAGTTGACGTTGCAAAGGCGAGACGAGCATTACTTGCAGAATCAGATCCAAATGATAGTTTAGCATACATGGAGGCGCAGCTTGACGTATTAAATGAAGTCGTATTTTCTATGTATGATACTCTTACATTGGATCAACAGGACTCCATTAAAAAAGTAGTCCCTGCCTTTGACGAGTTCAGAACCTTAATTGGCTCACATAGCGTTTTGACAATAAAATCAGAAGTCAAATGTTTAGAGGAACTTAGTACTGGAAAAGCTAAAATAAGGAAAGTTCAATCAGATTACTACACAGCCAAATCATCCATATAGCATTAAGTCTGCACAGGCGCATAAGGCGTCTATTTTTATTTAATGCAGGTATGGAGGCAGAGGTGATGACTTGGAAAGATTATGGGATAGATTGACAGAGGCATGGCAAATAAAAGTTGTCTGTGGCATTGTTTTTAATTGGCTATTCGGTGACTATAATGCTGGAATGGGAGCATTGGCCTGTCTAGTAGCCTTGGATTGGTTTACTAAGTGGGGCGTGTTGCCTAAGGAAACAGGAGGTTTTGGGACAGCTTGGAAAACAGATATTATCAGTAGTCGTGGTATGCGGGACGGATTGAGAAAAATCATCTGGTATATGGCAGCATTGATTGCAGCGTATCAATTAGGACAGTTTTCGATACTTGGTGTTAGAATTGGTAACTCTTCAACAGAGATTATTAGTGCTTATTTGGCCATTATCGAATCGAAAAGCATTTTGGAAAATCTTCGGGACATGGGAATGAAAGAGGTTGAACCACTGATTGCATTACTAGGCAAAAAGCAACGCCAGATAACGGAAAGTAAACAAATTTAATTAAGCTCGCAGCTGGAGCCGTTGATAAAATGGGGTCGTCTCAGAATAAAAATTTGAGTCGGCCCCATTTTTATTTTGGTGCACTACAAATTATTCCTTGAATTACTTTATTATGCATAAGCACAGGTATGGTATCGAGGATATTATGCTTTTCACTAGAAGGGGATTGTTTAAATTTCTTTAAAGACGGACATACTCATTATGAGGTGATAATATGTCCAGATTGAAGATTCCAGCCTTGTCCTTTATAACACTACATTTGAAAAAATTAAATGAGGGTTTGCCTAAACCTAAATTTCCCTCTGAGTCAATACCATTTAGTGCTTTATATAGTGGTATTGGCTTATTGGTATTAGCAGCAGTATTGATGGGTACGGTATTTATGGGGATACAAAGTAAGAAGCAGGACCTCGCTGCTAAGTCTAATCAAAGAATAGAAGAACAAGGTATTATGCCTGTACAGGTAGCACCGTTAGAAGAAAAAACGGTTTTACCTTCATCTGTACCTGCCGAATCATTACAAGTGGAAAAAGCTCAGCCGGTAGTGAACCAATCAAATGGCTTTCAAGAAGTAAAAGGACAAATTAAAGATAACTTTGGCTGGCAGATGCATCCGTTGTATAAGGATTGGCGTTATCATACAGGGATTGACGTGCTTGGCGAAGAAGGTCAGAATGTTGCTGCGATACAGAGCGGGCAGGTAATTGAGATATATAAAGATAACAATAGCGGGCTGACAGTCGTGGTACAAAATAATAATTATAAAGTGTACTACGGTTCTCTTTCAAAAGTGATGACTGCCAAAGGGAGTCATATTGATGCAGGGCAAGAAATTGGCAAAATGGGAAGCTTCGCTGCGGAACCTTATTCTCATTTGTATTTAGCAATTAAAAAAGATAATGAGTACATAGATCCTTCATTAGTAATTCATAAAGAGTAATACAATAAAAAAGCAACTTTTTAAAAAAGCACAGCAGTGCTTTTTTTTATTTTGTCCGCATATATATATCTTAGCAAAGCGAGGGTGAGGGGGCAAAAAGGTTATGAAAGATTATATCCGTAAGAGGGTATTAGACATTTGTCAGCACATTTTAGAGAGCAAGCATACAGTGCGGCAATCCGCAATGGTGTTTGGTGTAAGTAAAAGTACGGTACATAAAGATATGATTGAAAGACTGCCACTTGTCAATAAGAAAATGGCAAATCGGGTAAGAGTGATATTAGAACAGAATAAGGCAGAGCGTCATATTCGTGGTGGGGAGGCAACACGAAAAAAATATAAGGAAGCAGGAGAAAATAACAAAAAATGAAGGATTTTCTTATTTAATGTAGAATGGAAGCAAGTGAAACTGTTTTCTTTTAATGTAGTTAATTAACCACAAAGACGCAGTTGCTGGGAAGTCACTTCTAGTCTTTGTGGTTTAAATATAAAGTAAAAAATGGACAAGTTTATAGGGTAG